GTTTTAATCCTTTTGCGGACAGTTCCTGTGTGCCTGTGAGGAAGTAAAGAGAGGTAAACAAATGAACACAATAGGAATTGCGCTGATTAGTTTCGGTGTAGGGTTAATTATCAGTTTAAAGCTGATGAAAGAGGACGAAAAGAAACGAAAGCGTGGTAAAAAAGATGTTTAAGTTAATAAGAGAAATTCGCCGAAATATGTCAGTTATGAACATAGATGGTATAAGAATTTTAGCAGAAGTGGCAAGAGATATTGTATGTAATAAAAAATATCGTAAGGCGGATGGTGAATTAACACCGGAGCAGTTCGACAGACAGGTTAAGCAAGTTTTGGACATCGTAAAAAGAAACGAGGTGTGCAATGTCTGAAAAAATTAAGTATGCTATATCGGTTGTTGCATTTAGTGCGATACTGATTATGACAGAATTTATAATGATGAATATGATTGGGAGGTGAAAGAGAATGAATAACTATTACATTACATTCGGCAGTGAGGGACAGCCATTTAAGGGTGGCTGGATAATCATCGAGGCGGAAACAATAGAGCAAGCGTGCAAGATTTTCAGAGCAATGTATCAATACAAGGAAACTGGCGATACACTATTAAAATTCTGTTCGATATACGCAGAAGAAACCTTTAAGCAAACAGAAATGTACAAAAGCAATGATAATCTTGGAGCAGGCTGCCATTGCAAAATCAGCATAAAAAAAGAGACCGTATGAGGTGCAACTCGAAACGGTCAAAGGTAATTACATAGATTAATCTATGTTTTACATATATTATACCACAAAAAATAAAAAAATCAAGAAAGGAATGATAAAAAGTGGGTAATGCAAATTTATTAGAGGTCGCTCGAGGCGCAATCGGTGAAAGATTGGACTATGAGCTAAGCAAGGTCGTTGATAATATCGCCGACTTGAACACCAAGGCGGACGCAGTAAGGAAGATAACATTGACGTTATCACTAAAGCCTGACAGCGAAAGACAGAACATCAAAATGTCAACACAGGTTAAGTCAACATTGACACCAACGAACAACATTGAAAGTGCGTTGTATTTGACGGAATCAGACGAGGGCAAAGCATTGGTCGAAATGCTTCCGCAAGTACCGGGACAAATGGCATTAGACGGCTCGGAGCAAGACGAGCCAAAGGTTATACCAATTAAGAAAGCAATGTAATTTAAGGAGGAAAAAGATAATGATTAACAAAGAGTTTATTGAAAAAATCGAGGATATGACAGGACCAAAGGTGATTGAAACCGACCATGGCGCATTTTCAGACAAGCAACTACACAGAATTGAGGACAGATTGCTTGATACAACCAAATTGTCAAGTCTAAGTGGTTTAGTCACTATGATGAAACAAGAAATGGACAATTATGATAAGCCATTATTCGTCAGAGTGGTATCACCGGAGCAGGTTGATGTATTGGGTACGGTCAGATATGATATGCAACGTGAAAGACCATATGTTGCATATGCGAAATTCAATAGCTTTGACTTCGATAGTTATATGAGCATTGAAAATATGATTATCTGCCTAAAGTCACGTTTTGCACCGACAGAGGACAGAGATTATCTTGTACAGTTACTCGGCAACATTACCGATCAACAATCAGTTCAGACGAAAGATGACGGTATTACACAGTCAGCAACTGTTAAAAGTGGTATTCAACTTGTGGGTGAACAACGTATCAAACCGATAATTACGTTGAAACCGTACAGAACATTTTTAGAGGTTGAGCAACCGGAAAGCGAATTTCTAATCAGACTTAAAGACGGCAGAGCGGCACTGTTTGAGGCAGACGGTGGGGCTTGGGAACGTGAGGCAGTAAAGAACGTTGCGGACAAGCTAAGAGAATTGCTTGAAGATGTACCGAATGTACATATAATTGAATAATAAAAAAGCGGGGGAATTTAATTTCCCCCGCAATACCGTTCAACGGCATATATTATAACACAACAATATTTTAGCATAGAAAAGGAGAAAAGTCAAATGAACATATACGAAATAGACAACGCAATGTTTTCTTTAATTGACGAAGAAACAGGCGAAATAAAGGATTACGAGGCATTTGAAGAACTGCAAATGCAAAAGGAAGAAAAAATCGAAAATACAGCGTTATGGTATAAAAATCTTGTAGCCGAGAGCAAAGCTATAAGAGAAGAAGAAAAAGCACTTGCGGAACGTCGTAAGTCACTGGAAAACAAAGCTGAAAATCTGAAGAATTTCATAAATCGAACATTGGACGGTAACAAGTTCAGTACATCAAAAGTAGCTATAAGCTATAGAAAATCAACGGCAGTAGAAGTTGATGATGAATTTATCGACTATGCAATGAAGAACAATAACGACCTGTTGACGTTCAAAAGACCGGAGCCAAACAAAACGGTCATCAAGGGAATGTTGCAGGGCGGTTTTGATATTCCGCATGCAGAGTTAGTCGAAAGAAATAATATGAGCATAAAATAAGGAGTGATACATATGGGAATACCGGTTTTAATTATGGGCGAAAGCGGTAGCGGAAAAAGCGCAAGCCTAAGAAATTTTGACGCAGATGATTTGGTAATATTTAATGTGGCAAGTAAACCACTTCCGTTCCGCAAGAAGTTAAATTCAATCAAAAAGGCTACATACAATGTTATTGCCAAAGAATTAAGTAAAAAGCAGTATAAGCGATACGTTATAGACGACAGTCAATATCTGTTGGCGTTCGATTCGTTCAATCGTGCAAAAGAAACAGGCTATGCGAAGTTTACCGATATGGCGGTACGTTTTCAGAAGATGATTACATTCATCATTGAGGGATTGCCCGATGATACAATCGTATATTTTTTGCACCATTGCGAGCAGACCGAAAACGGTAAAATTAAAGCGAAAACAATCGGTAAAATGTTGGACAATCAGTTGACCGTTGAGGGACTGTTTTCAATCGTTTTGCTATGTCAAGCTGACGGTCAAAGTCATAGTTTCATAACGCAATCAGACGGACATACAACGTGCAAGTCGCCTATGGATATGTTTGATTTAGAGATTGATAACGATTTGAAAGCAGTTGACGAAAGAATAAGAGAATATTACGGAATGAATGAGGAGGATAAAAATAATGAATAAAATACAAGGATATGACGAGGCACAAGCATACACAGGCGAAAGCAGAGCATTGCCGGCGGGCAAATATATCTGTGAAATTAAAGGCGCGAAAGTTGTTAAAACAAGCACCGGTAAGGAACAATTGGTATTGCAACTGGATATTGCAGAGGGCGAATATAAAGACCATTACGGTAATCTATATGCGGCGAACATTGAAAGAAACGGAACGGACGCAAAGTGGAACAACGGCGGACTGTTTAGACAAGGTTTTGAGGGTAAGCAGTTACCGTTTTTCAAAGGTATGATTACCTGTATTGAAGAAAGCAATGTGGGATATACATGGAATTGGGACGAAAAAACGCTTAAGGGTAAGAAAATCGGTGTATTGTTCGGACGTGAACAATACATGATGAACGATCAAAAAAAATGGGCGACTAAGGCAAGAGCGGTAAGAAGTATCAAAGGATTGGAAATGTCCGAAATTCCACAGGATAAACTGCTTGACGGAAGTGCATCGGGATTTGATACAAGCGGATTTGATGATGAGAACGAATCGGAAGAAGATTTGCCGTTTTAATATAGGTTAAGGAATGGGTGCTATGGAGAATGAAAACAGAATAACGATACCCGATTTCAGTAAGGACGATTTTTTAATATCATCAAAACCGTTTCAATGGATAATAGACCAAGCTGACGGCAACGAGTTCATCAAAGGTCAGCTTGTGGCGCAAATGGCGGATAAAGCGAAAGAACTTGATGTATCAAACTTTCGGACGCAATTCAAAAACTACGTCAGAGCGCAAAAGGGTCAAAACATTGTTTACGGCAACGTAATGGAGTTCAGTGGCACTGCAATAATGTGGGACACAGGCGAATGGATAGCAACTGATGACGGAGTGTATAGGTTTAAAGGACAGTTCAACGAAAAAGTGACGGCGTGTCCACACCCGATATTTATGATAACAAGATATTCAAATGTAGATACTGATGTTGAAAGTGTGCAACTTGTTTACGGCAGACCGGGACGAAATTACAAAACTAAAATCGTCCCACGTTCTGACCTTGCAAGTGCGAACAAAATCGTAAAATTAGCTGAATACGGTGTCGGTGTAACATCAGAAAATGCAAAGGCACTTGTACAGTTTTTAAGTGATTTTGAAAGTATAAATTACGACAAAATAATCGAAAAGAAATCGTGCGATCATATGGGTTGGGTAGGCAGAGGATTTAAAGAATTTGCACCGTATATATCAGATTTGGAGTTTGAGGGACAGGACAGTTTCAGACAGTTATTTAATTCGGTAAGAGAGGTCGGCAGTTATGAAAAATGGCTTAAAACAATCAGAGATTACCGCAAAAACGGTAATATAGTTGTTCGCATGGTTATGGCGGCGAGTTTTGCGAGTGTACTGTTAAAACCGCTTGGAGCATTGCCGTTCTTCGTTCACCTATGGGGCGATACAGAAACGGGTAAATCGGTTGCGCTACTTGCGGCAGTGTCTGTATGGGCTGAGCCGGTTATCGGTAAATATGCCTATACATTCAATTCTACTGATGTAGGTAATGAATTATATGCGGCGTGTTTAAATTCACTGCCGTTATGTATGGACGAATTGCAGATACTGAATAAACGTTCGGATTTTGATGATATAATATATCGTCTGTGCGAGGGTACAGGACGTTTACGCGGTAAAAAAGACGGTGGTATACAAAATATTAAGACGTGGCGAAATTGTATTATAACCACAGGCGAACGCCCGATAACATCAATGTCATCGGGTGGCGGTGCAGTCAACCGTGTTATTGAAATCGAATGTAACGGCGGTAAGTTTTTCAAAAATCCGAGAGAATTTTGCAGAACGATACAAGCGAATTACGGTCATGCCGGTAAAGAATTTATTGATAATTTAACCGGAAATATCGCCGAGGCACGAGCATTGCACGAAAAATACATTAAACTGTTGGAAGATAACACAGAGGCAACGGACAAACAAATTGCGTCAGCGGCGGCATTATTAACGGCTGATGAGCTGTCTGAACGTTGGATATTTAATGACGGTGTACGAATCAGTATAGATGATATTAAACCGTATCTACAAACAAAGGATATGTTGAACGTCAACAGACGTGCGTATGATTATCTGCGAGAAGAAATTATCGCAAATCACGATAATTTCACATCAAACGGCAATGAGTGTTGGGGAATTATTAAAGACGGATACATATATATTTTACGAAACAGATTTAATGCTATGTTGCAAGGCGGCAATTTCAATCCACAGTCAACACT